GGATATTCTGCCACAGTATCTAATTTACATGGAAGTTATACTTCTGCAACTAAAGGGATAAAATTGTCCCCAGACTCAGTTGTCTATGTAACATCTGGTCTTGTTGATAGAAACAGACAAACCGTACTATCCTATTTACATAAAGCAATCAAATCACTCAATCAACTTAGAATGATTGAAGATTCTCTAGTGATTTATAGACTATCTCGTGCACCTGAACGTAGACTTTTCTATATTGATGTCGGCAACCTACCAAAAATTAAAGCCGAGCAATATATGAGAGATGTTATGAACAGGTATAGAAATAAACTTGTTTATAATGCAGATACTGGTGAGATTAAAGATGACAGAAAATATATGGCAATGCTTGAAGATTATTGGTTGCCTCGTAGGGAAGGTGGAAGAGGAACTGAAGTTACTACTCTACCTGGTGGTCAGAATCTAGGAGAACTTTCAGATATTGAGTATTTTCAGAAGAAACTTTACAAATCACTTGGGGTTCCATCTACAAGATTAGATTCGGGTGGTGGATTTAACCTCGGAAGATCTTCAGAAATTCTTCGTGATGAATTAAAATTTACCAGATTTGTAGGAAGATTAAGAAAGAGATTTTCTAATGTCTTTTTAGACATGCTAAAAACACAACTTATATTAAAAAATATTGTAACTCCAGAGGATTGGAAAGTATTATCTGAGCATATTCAATTTGATTATCTTTATGATAACCATTTTTCAGATCTTAAGAAAAATGAGATTATGAATGATAAACTTGGTGTGGTTGCAGCAATGGATCCATATCTTGGTAGATATTTCTCTGCAGAATATGTAAGGAGAGAAATTCTCGGACAGAGTGATAGTGAAATGCTTGAAATAGATAAACAAATGAAAAAAGAAATAAAAGATGGAATAATTCCAGATCCTGCTGCAATGATGCAACCTGAAATGGGAGCACCTATGCAACAAGGAGATATCGGAACAGATGCTTTAGGTGCTCCGATGAAAGAACCCGGAGTATCAGACTCTAATGTTCAAGCTGGAGAAATTTGATAAATAATCAGAACTAACAAATTAATTTTATGGAAGACCTAATTACAATGATTGTTAATGGTGAAACTCCTTCAGATGTAAGTGACAAAATTAAAGAGCTTCTTTATATGAGAGCTGCAGAAAAAGTGGAATCACTAAAACCTGAAGTTGCAGCAAGTGTTTTTGGGGATGAGCAATCTGAATATTAATAATAATAAATAACTAATATAAGTATCAAATACTATGTCTGCGTTTAAAATTGTACAAAATTTACCTACTTTGAGTGTTGCAGGAACTGGAATAGTGACTTCAACTCCTATTGCACTTAAATCCGGTTATTTGCGTATTGTACCAGAACAAAATACTTATATTGAATTAGGTACAACACCAGTAGTTAACACCTCAACTTCAATATGGATTCCTGCAAATGGTGAATTAATCTTAAAAGAAACTGTAAGATCACAACCAACTGTAGGAATACAAACAGGAGCAACTACAACAATTACAGTACCATCTGGAACTGGATGTGCATTTGAAGTTGGTGATTATGTATCACTATCTGGAATTTCTCCCGCAGGAATTAATACTAATTTTGCACGAGTTTCCAATATTGATCAATCTACATCATATGATAGCCCACATCAAACCAAAATGGTTTTGAGTTGGGATACATCATCACAAGGTCCTGTTACTGTACCTACAGGTGAAGTTAGAAAAGTAACCAAAGTTGCTGCCTATAATGACAGTGGTTCCTCTTCAAAAATTCATATTACAGAAGTACAAGTCGTATCTAATTTCAGCTAATGAAACTAATCACAGAAGAAATTGAACAGGTAGAAGTTATCGTTGAAGAAATCAACGGTAAAAAATCTCTCTACATTGAAGGAATATTTTTACAAGGAAATATTGCAAATAGAAATAGAAGAATGTATCCAATGGACACCCTGAGAAAAGGGGTTAATTTGTATACTGAAAATTATTTAAGCAAAGGTAGAGCAGTAGGTGAACTTGGTCACCCATCTGGACCAACTATCAATTTAGATAGAGTTTCTCACAATATTATTTCACTAAAAGAAAGTGGTAATAATTTCATAGGCAAAGCTAAAATTTTAACTTCCTTACCAATGGGTAAAATTGCAGCAGGTCTTTATGAAGAAGGTGTAAAACTTGGAGTTTCTTCTCGTGGTGTTGGTACGTTAGTCCAAACCAATGAGGGTTACAGTAAAGTAAGTGAAGATTTCATGCTTTCTACTGCTGCTGACATTGTGCACGATCCATCTGCACCTGAAGCTTTTGTAAATGGAATCATGGAAGGTGTTAGTTGGTTATATGATTCTAAAAAACAAATTTGGATTTCTGAAAATATTAAAAATAAGATTGAAAATGATGTAGTTTCTAGAAGATTAACTGAAGAAAGAAAATTACAACATTTTGAAAATTATTTAAAACTCATATAAAAACTCAACATTATAAATAAATACAGAATAAAACAATAAGGTTATTCGGAGAGTTCAAATGTCTCGTGGTAAAAACTTACAAGAAATGGAAGTAGGCACTAAGCAATCCAAAACTGCTGTCAATGCTGGTGCAAAGGCAGGAGACCCAATGGCAAAGTTAACTACAGGTATTCCTGATGGTCAAACAGCTGGATGGGAAGATTTGGGAGGTCCTACCCCAGAAAATAGTCGTCCTGATGATGATAGTAATAAATTGAAAGATCCTGCTGCAATCCTTCAGCAAGTAAGAGACGTAGTAAATCGTGGTGCTAAAGCAGCCGATCCTATGAAACATCTTGCAAAAGGTGCAGTTAAAGAAGAGGAAGAATTAGATGATGAAGATCTGATCGATGAAGACTTGGAAGACGAAGTAGTTGAAGAAGCTGCAGAGTCTGAAGATGAAGAAAAATCTTCTAAGAAAAAGTCTAAGAAAAAAGACGAAGAAGAAGATGAGGATGAAGAGGACGAGGATGAAGAAGACGAGTCCATGAAGGAGCAAATCGAAGAAATCGAGACTCAGATTGAAGAAGATGTAGAGGCACTCCTTTCAGGTGAAGAACTTTCCGAAGAATTTAAATTCAAGGCAAAGACTGTTTTTGAAGCAGCACTAAATGCCAGAACTGAGCAAATTGAAGAAGCAATCGTACAAAAGTACGAACAGCAACTTTCAGAAGAAGTTGAAGCAATTGCTGAATCTTTAACTGAAAGAGTAGATTCCTATCTTGAGTATGTTGCTCAAGAATGGTTGGAAGAGAATGCAATTGCTCTAGAGCAAGGTCTCAGAGCAGAAATGACAGAGAGCTTCCTCAATAATCTCAAGCAACTTTTTGAAGATCATTATGTAACTATCCCTGAAGAAAGATATGATGTACTTGAGAGCATGGTAGAAAAACTTGATGATATGGAGACTAAACTCAACGAGCAAATTGAAAGAAATATTGCTCTAAACAAAAGACTAGCAGAGTCAGTTACCGATGTAATCTTTGGTGAAGTTTCTGAGGGTCTTGCACTTTCTCAGAAAGATAAGCTTGCTTCTCTTGCGGAAAATGTTGAGTTTGATGGTGAGGAAGAATATCGTGAGAAACTAGTAACATTGAGGGAATCTTATTTCCCATCTACTACTGGTACTCCAAGAAACACCCAAGATTATCTAGTAGAAGAAACTACTGAGACTATGCAATATCAGTCAACCAGTAGAACTATGGATGCATACTTAAATGCACTTGGAAAGGTTTCTAGAAAGTGAATTTTAGATAATAAAAATCAAACAAAAAACAATTTTACACAGAGGTAAATTCAAATGCAAATGTTCAATGCAGAACAGCTGCAGGAAAAGTGGGCACCACTCCTTGACTACAATGGTCTTAATGAAATCAAAGATCCACATCGTAGAGCGGTAACTGCTATCCTGTTAGAGAACCAAGAAAAAGCTCTTAGAGAAGAGAGAGAATTTCTTACAGAAGCAACCCCAACCATGAACACTGATCCCGCAGGATCAGGTGCAGCAGGTTTCAGCTACGGTGCTTCCGCAGCAGGTCCAGTAGCAGGTTTCGACCCAGTTCTGATCTCACTGATCAGACGTTCAATGCCTAACCTTGTTGCATATGACCTAGCAGGTGTTCAACCAATGAACGGTCCTGTAAGTCTCATTTTCGCAATGAGATCACGTTATACCAACCCACAAGGTAATGAAACATTCTACAATGAAGTAGATACCACCTTCTCTGGTCAGAATGCTGGCAGAAACAATGACAATGGTTGGACTAACGGTAACGTTGGTTTCGGAACCACTGCACAGGTTGGTTCAAACCCAGGTCTTCTCAACCCAACTTCTGCACCTCTCGGTGAGTACAATGTTGGTCAGGCAATGAGCACTTCTGAGGCAGAAAGTCTCGGTAATGATCTCAATGATGCTGGCACCTTCTTCAACGAGATGGCACTTAGCATCGAGCGTGTATCCGTTACTGCTAAGTCTCGTGCTCTGAAAGCAGAATACAGTCTTGAGCTTGCTCAGGATCTGAAGGCAATTCACGGTCTGAATGCTGAGGCTGAACTTGCAAACATTCTCTCAACTGAGATTCTTGCTGAGATCAACCGTGAAGTTATTCGTACCATCTACATGATTGCAGAACCTGGTGCACAAAATAACGTTGCAACTCCTGGTATCTTTGACCTTGATGTTGACTCCAACGGTCGTTGGTCAGTTGAGAAGTTCAAAGGTCTTATTTTCCAAATGGAAAGAGATGCCAACCTGATTGCACAAAGAACTCGTAGAGGTAAGGGGAACATGATTCTCTGCTCTGCAGACGTTGCTTCAGCACTGTCTCACGCAGGAATCCTGGATTACACCCCAGCACTCAACGCAAACCTCCAGGTAGATGACACCGGTAATACTTTTGCAGGTGTTCTCCAAGGTAAGTATAAGGTTTATATCGACCCATATTCTGCAAACAATAGCAACACCCAGTTCTATGTTGCTGGTTACAAGGGAACCTCACCTTACGATGCAGGTCTCTTCTATTGCCCATATGTTCCTCTCCAAATGGTTCGTGCCGTTGGTGAGCAGTCCTTCCAACCAAAAATTGGATTTAAGACTCGTTATGGCATGGTTGCTAACCCATTTGCTGAAGGTCTTAACCAAGGTCTTGGAAGACTCCAGAGAAACTCCAACACCTACTACAAGAGAACTCTTGTTAAGAACCTCATGTGATCCATTCACATTAAGTTCACTGGACCCCTCAGGGGGTCCTTTTTTATTGGAAATAAATATATTGTATGAATATTTTTTCAATAAAATGTCACAAAATCCTTGGAAAAATCAAATCAATAATAAAAGTTTTTTATCTCCAACGGGATTTAAATTTTCTTTAGTTAAAAAACCAAAAATTGATTTTTTTTGTAATGAAATTTCAATTCCTGGTATTAATTTGGGAGTTGCAGTCCAGTCATCATATTTAAAACAAATTCCAGTTCCTGGTGATGTATTAACTTATGATGATTTAACTCTTCGTTTTAATGTAGATGAAGATATGGAAAATTATCTTGAAGTTTATAATTGGTTAATTCAATTTGGTTTCCCAAGTAGTCTAGAGCAATATCAACAACTTCTAAATGAAGACGAGAATAGCAAAGGCAAGCAAACTGCTATTTCAGGTATGTCAGATGGAAGTTTAGTAATTTATAATAGTAACTACAATCCTAATATAAGAATTGATTTTAAAGATTTATTTCCAGTATCTCTTAGCACGATACAATTTAATTCACAAGTAAATGATATCCAATACGTGACAGCACAAGCAACTTTCAAGTATACTATCTACAATATTGTCAAACTTAATTCATGAATATCAATGAAATTGAAGATCTTTGGGAAAAAGATTCTCAAATAGATCCCGATAATTTACATCTAGAAAGTATTAAAATTCCCAATCTACACTCCAAATATTATAAAATTTATAATAATATTTCACTTTTAAAAAAAATAGAAGAAAACAAGTACTTAGAAATTCAAAAAGAAAAATGGTTATATTACTCAGGAAAGGCAAGTCCTGAAGTGTACAAGGAAAACCCTTTCGATCATAGAGTAATTAAACAAGACCTAGATAAGTATATGAGTTCAGATCAAGATATTATAAAGTCTGCAACTAAAATAGATTATTATAATTTAATGTTAAAATATCTGGAAAGTATTTTAAAAAATATTGAAAATAGAACTTTTGTAATTAAAAACAGTATTGAATGGTCTAAATTTACTGCAGGATATAGTTAACATGAAATCTGATGTTGTTATTAAAAAGAAAAATGAAGTCTATCTAAAGTTAGAATGTGAACCTCACGTTTTATATGATCTATCCCCATATTTTGCATTTGAAGTTCCCAATGCAAAATTTATGAGAGGTAATAAGTATAAAAATTGGAATGGTCAAATTCATCTACTAAACGTACACAGTAAAGAAATTTATGTAGGACTTTTAGATAAATTAATAGAAAAAATAAAATTACATGATTATACTTACGAATTTGAGAATAGTAAGTACTATGGACTTCCATATGAAGAGAACGAGATAATTTCATATGAAGGTGTTAAATCTTATATGAAAAAGATTATCTCGTCAAAATATGAACCTAGAGATTATCAAATTCAAGCAGTAACAGACGCATTAAAAAATAATAGGAAGTTATTAGTATCACCAACTTCCTCTGGTAAATCTATGATGATTTATTCATTGGTAAGATACTATACTGAAAAAAATATGAAAACTTTATTGATTGTTCCTACTACTTCTTTAGTTGAACAAATGAGTAAAGATTTTGAAGACTATGGTTGGGACACTCAAAACTATGTGCATAAAATTTATGCAGGTCGTGCTAAAAATACAGATAAAAAAGTTACTATTTCGACATACCAAAGTTTATATGATTTGGAGAAATCTTATTTTGAAAATTTTGATGTAGTAATTGTAGATGAAGCACATACTGCAAAAAGTAAATCTATAACAGATATTTTGCACAAAATGCATGGTGCTAAGTATCGTTTTGGATTTACTGGTACAACTAATCCAGAAAAAGTAAACATTTGGATTCTTGAAGGATTATTTGGTCCTGCATATAAAGTTATCCGTACTCAAGAATTGATGGATAAAGGAAATATTGCAAAACTTCAAATTAAAATTTTAATTCTTCAACATAAAGGTCAAAAATTTGAAACCTATGAAGATGAATTGCAATATTTAATTACACATGAAAAGAGAAATAATTTTATTAAAAATCTAGCATTAGATTTAAAAGGAAACACTTTGATTCTTTTTAGTAGAGTAGAAACCCACGGATCTGTTTTATTTGAATTAATAAATAATTCAGTCAAAGAAAATCAAAAAGTATTCTTTGTTTATGGTGGTGTGGATACTGAACAAAGAGAAAAAATTAGAGAAATTACTGAACAAGAAAATAATGCAATTATCGTTGCATCTTATGGTGTATTCAGTACTGGAATATCAATAAAAAACTTACATAATTTAATTTTTGCAAGTCCAACTAAATCTAAAATTAGAAATCTCCAAAGCATTGGAAGGATTTTAAGAAAATCAAATACTAAAAATAAAGCAGTTTTGTATGATATTGCTGATGATATCACTTATCAGTCTAAAAAAAATTATACCTTAAATCATCTTATTGAAAGAATCAAAACCTATAATGAAGAAAATTTTGTTTATGAATTACATAAAATTAATTTTAAGGAAAAATGAAAGAAGAAGAATTTTATGCAATTATTAAATTAGTATCTGGTGAAGAAATCTTATCAAAGGTATGTCCTTTTGATGAAAATGATGATACAATGGTTGTGTTAGACAACCCTGTATTCATTGAAACTGCTTTTGTACCTAAACTCGGTGTTCCCATTGCTAAAATAAATCCTTGGTTAAGACTTTCTGAGGATACTATGTTTATAATGAGTTTAGATAAAATTATAACAATGACTGAATGTAAGGATGTATCTTTAATTAAGATACATCAACGTTATGTTAGAGAACAAAATAAAGAAACTAATCTAACAACATTAACTCCTAATATGGGATATGTTTCTTCTATTTCAGATGCTAGGGTTTCCCTAGAGAAACTTTATAACTCGGAGACTTCAAACAGTAAATTCGAATGATTTCCTAGAGTATCTTATAGTATTATTAATATAGTATTTTCCAAACTCAACAGAGTAATTATACCGGTATTCAGGTATAGTGTCAAGGGTATAAATACCCATATTTTAAAAAATTGACTTATTAATTATTTTGAGATTAAAATCATAAAAAAATAAAATACAACATGTTAAATCAGGTTATGAATAAAAAACAAAAAAATGTCCACTATGTAAACAATAAAGATTTCCATGATGCACTCATTGCTTACAAAAGGAAGGTAGACATTGCTAAAGAAAATGGACAACCGAAACCAAGAATACCAAATTATCTTGGAGATTGCTTTTTAAAAATTGCAACCCACCTTTCATATCGTCCAAATTTCGTAAATTATATGTATCGTGATGATATGATTTCAGATGGAGTTGAAAATTGTGTTCAATATATTCATAATTTTGACGTAACTCGTAGTAATCCTTTTGCATATTTTACTCAAATAGTTTACTACGCATTTCTTCGTAGGATTGGTAGAGAAAAGAAGCAAGTGGAAATAAAAGAAAAAATTCTAGAAAGAACTTCTTTTGATGAAGTTTTCACAGCAGATGAACATTACAGCAGTTCAGATTATAATTCTATTAAAGATGCTGTTTATTCTAAGTATTATTGATTTTGATTTAATTTATAAAAATAATGAAAGTAGCAGTAATTACGGACACTCACTTTTGCTTTAAAAAATCTAGCAAAGTATATCATGATTATTTTGAACGATTTTATAGTAATGTGTTTTTCCCTACTCTAGAAGACCGTAAGATCACCCATGTCATTCATATGGGGGATGCTTTTGATAATCGTAGAGGAGTCGATTACTGGGGACTAGAGTGGGCACAGAGAGTAGTTTATAATAAATTTAGAGACTTAAGTATTGAAGTCTATCAAATCATGGGAAATCATGATGCATACCACAAGAATACTAACACTATAAATTCAGTTGAAACTCTTTTGTATCATTATGATAATATAATTCCAATAACAGATCCTAAAGAATATAATATTGGTGGACTGGACTGTTTGATGCTTCCATGGATTTGTAAAGATAATGAGCAGAGAACATTTGAACTAATTCAAAATACAAAAGCAAAAGTTGTTTTTGGTCATTTGGAACTTCAAGGATTTTCCTTATTCCCAGGACACCCTCAAACTCATGGTATGAGTGTGGAAAAATTTGAAAAATTTGATAGAGTATATTCTGGTCATTATCATACTCGCAGTAACGATGGAAAAATATTTTATCTGGGAAATCCATATCAGATGTTCTGGTCAGATGTGAATGATAAAAGAGGATTTAGTATTTTTGATACAGAAACTTATGAGATAGAATTTATAGAAAATCCATATTACATGTATGAAAAAATCTATTATTCTGATCTTGATTATAAAAAATTTGACTTTTCTACTTTAGAAAATAAAAATGTAAAAGTTTTAGTGCAACAAAGAACTAATCAACTTCAATATGAAAAATTCATTTCAGAAATTTTAAAAAGAAATATTGTAGATCTTAAAATATCTGAAACTGTTGATTTGGAATCTGAACGTGTGGATATCATCAATATTGATTCCGAGGATACTTTGAGTATTCTTAATAAATATATCGAAGATGCAGATTTTAACTTAAACAAAAATAAAGTTAAAAAAATATTGCAAGATGTTTATAAAGAGGCAATAGAATTAGAAATCGCATAATATTTTTCATATGCACTTTTACAGATGGGGAACTAATGCATGTATATAATTACAATTAGTGGTAAAAAGGATGAAGGTGCATATGCAGTAATTGATGAACATGGTGACAAAACCTTGTGTTTTTTTGAAGAAGAAGATGATGCAATTAGATATGCTGGATTATTGGAAGCAGATGATTATCCTGAAATGGAAGTAATAGAAGTAGAGGATGAACTTGCAATAAAGACGTGTGAAATGTATAATTACCACTACGTGGTTGTAAAACCTGATGATTTCGTGATCCCCCCAAAAGAAGATGCTCTGTATTCAGAAAATAAAATATAAAAACTTTTTAAGTACTGGAAATCAATTTACTGAAATATGTTTTACTGACACAAAAACTACATTAATAGTAGGAAA